AATGTTGAAAAATATGGAAGCAATTCTGATGAATTTATTAATGAATATATAGAAAAATAATTTAATATATGGAAAACCTCGTTCCTATTAAAAAAGTTTTTAGCATTATAGATTCATGTACAAATTCCGATCAATTAGCAGGATGCATGAGATTAGCTACAGCTTACACGAAATTGGTCGAATCAAAAGGTGTTATAAACCCGGAACTAGTAAAAGAAACATTAAATATCAGAATTGAAGAAAAGAGAGAAGAAATAGAAATGGTTGAAAATTTTTACGCTAAGTAATAAAACTTTTTCATTCTTCGTGAGTATATACATTACAAGATATAAATTAGATGAGAAATTTTCTATCATATTATCCGACCCTAAATTTAACCTTAACACAGGAGCAACTCCCATGTGGAGTTTCCGAGAGGGTGTACCGATAAAAGTAGAAAGTTCTCATACTAGATACATTCTTCACCCTCCTCGGACAACCAAGGAGGGTTTTTTATTTTAACGAACTTTTAACGGAAAAAGTTTTTGTTCTTTGAGATCTTTTCATATATTTGCCCTATAAATAAAAAACATTTTTATTAATGGCAAAAAAAGATCATACATTGTTGGAAGCAGTAGACCTTGCTGCTGCTGTTGCTTATGCTGATGCTGCTCGTAAAGAGAGCCTGAAAAGGTCTGCTGATTTTTGCAGAGAGATATTAACGGAAGAAGTCTTAACTGCTTACAAAAAACTGAGATGAACATAGAAGAACAAACTTATTCAACAAATACGGGAGAGTTTATTGCCGAGAAATTATTGCCCTGCCCGTTTTGCGGTGGTGAACCGGAGTTTATCACTATCGGTAACGATTATACAAAATCACGGAAGGCTGAAATAAAATGCACAAACTGTTTTGTTAAAAGAACTACCGGTGCGATTAGAAATGATCTTGAATGGTGTGGACGTAAGGCGATAGAGTTGTGGAATAAACGAACTAACAGCCTATCCTTCCCTCCCGCCGAGGGTGCGGAGGTGATTGGTCAGGCTCTACATGAAGCAGCTCCTTATGGCTTGCAGGCCGAGGTGATGGCTTCAACGATACAACATCTCCGAGAAAACCCGGAGATTGATTTATCGGTTGCTTTACAATATGGTCTTCAGGATTGGGATATTTGATTGTCTGATATGTTCTGTGTAATCAAAGTCCCGGATCCTTAAAAAAATTCGGGACTTTTTTAGTCCCATCGATCTTTGACATGTTGGTTTCCCTGACGGGGTGCTTGAGTGGTTGAAAAGGACGGTCTGCAAAACCGTTAGCGTAAGCTCGCGTGGGTTCGAATCCCACCCTCGTCTCTAAGTTGTAGTAAGATTGCGGGTTACTTCGTAGATCGTAATTCTAAAAAAAGACACTCGAATCAAATTTCTCAACTAACTTTTAAACTGTAGTAATGAAAAGAGTTACTTCGACAATTTGGTAAATTCGGCGCTCTCCGGAGCTTGGAGGTGAAACCCCTTCTTCCCCCACCAGCTTTTTTGGGGGAATGGTGAAAGATATAAACACACCGAAATAATTTAGAAAAAATACTCTATCGGTTTTCTCAGTTTATGCCGACTTGGCTCAGCGGCGACAGCACGGGTTTTGTAAACCCGCACCTAACGGTCCCGGGGGTTCGAGTCCCCCAGTCGGCTCAATTTTATTGCCCTGTTGCGTAACGGTAGCGCGCAAGACTTTGGATCTTGGTCTGTAAAGGTTCGATTCCTTTCAGGGCAACGAAGCGTTCCTATATTACTAATGGGTAGCTCCCAAAGGTTGAATATAGAGAGCGATAGATATGTCCGGACATAATTCTATCTTACCGGGCTGAGGCGGTAAAAGTAAGCTCAGCAAATTCGGGGTGTAGCACAGTTGGTAGCGCGTATGGTTTGGGACCATAAGGTCGTCGGTTCGAGCCCGGCCACCCCGACAAAGAGTTTGTCACTTAAAACTGCAACAGAGAAAGTGGGCACTCAAACAAACTTTTTTATAAACTCCCTATACTAAATGATCTACCCCAGGAGTTTATAAACGCCGACGACCCAGGGCAGGAGACAGGTCTGTAAAACCTCAGCTTGAAGTTTCGAGTACTTCCGGCGGCACTGCTACTTTTTCGCCCCGTTTTGAAGATATATAGAATAAACACTATATGCCAAGACGAGAGAAAAAGAAATTTCATTTTCTTTATAAAACTACTAATTTAATTAATGGCAAGTTTTATATAGGAATACATTCCACATCTAATTTAGAAGATGGATATTTAGGATCTGGAAAAATTTTAAGATATTCTATTAACAAATACGGGGTGGAAAATTTTAAAATCGAACGATTAGAGTTCTTTGAAGATAAAGAAAAACTTTTTAACAGGGAAAAAGAAATTGTAAATGAATCTTTTTTGAAAGATCCATCATGTATGAATTTACAACCTGGAGGGGGAGGGGGATTTATAAATCCTGATCATCATAAAAAATGTACTCAGGCAGGATTAAAATCTCAATGGAATAACCCTAAATATTTAGAATGGCATAAAAAAAGACAATCTCAGAGATTTAAAGAATTAAATTTATCCCCTCCGGATAATTGGGGATTTAAAGATAAAACCCATTCTGAAGAAACTAAAATCCAAATGTCTTTAAAACATAAAGGACATACTTATCAAAAAGGTAATAAAAATTCCCAATTTGGAACTAAATGGATTACAAACGGAAAAGAAATTAAGAAAATAAAAAATACAGATCAAATTCCGCAAGGATGGAGATATGGCAAAAAATAAAGCGGATATGGCGAAAGGGTAAACGCCCCTGTTTAGTAATCTGGATTGAATTCTAGAACAGTCAAATCAGATGAGAAACGGGAGATCGGCCTTCTTAAAAGCTGTTTAATAAGTGATCATAAAAGCAGTAAGTAAGGAAGATCACCGATAGTCGAGGTTCGAGTCCTCGTATCTGCACTAAGATAGGAGGGGATAGTCACGTGAAAATATCTCCTTAAAAAGGCCATTCGGTCCATCCTATTTTTTCATTGTCCTTTAGTAGAATTGGCTAATACGCCTGACTCTGGATCAGGAGACTCCAGGTTCGAGCCCTGGGAGGACAACAAAACTGTAGTAATGTTTAGAGTTACTTCGAACTGTCTTGGAAACAGGTGCCTTAATGGCGTGGGGGTTCGAGCCCCTCTATTCGCTTCGGTGGATATGGCGAAATTGGTAGACGCGCTAAAGAAAAACGCTCTTTACGACTTTCTCAGTTTAAATTTAAAACTCTTCACTCTCGAATACATATAATAAACAAACATGGGTTCGAATGGTAAACTATTTTTATAGAGTTGAAAATAAAATAAATGGCAATTTTTATTATGGAGTTCATAAAACTAATAATCTTGAAGATGGTTATATGGGTTCCGGAAAAAGAATAAAATACGCTATAAAAAAATACGGTAAGGAAAATTTTAAAAAAGATATATTATTCTTTTTTGATACTTATCAAGAAGCATTAAATTTTGAAGCAGAAATAGTTAATGAAAATCTTTTATTGGATACTCACTGCTATAATTTAATGAAGGGGGGATTGGGCGGATGGGAATATATTAATCGAAATCCCTACATTAAATTAAAAGCAGGAGAAAATATTTCCAAAACCTTAAAAACTCTTTATAAGGAAGGAATAATAAAAAGTAAAGGATGGAATTATGATCAAAAGGGAAAGATTTTATCCCAGCATACTAAGGATCTAATTTCCAAAAATAATGCTAATAAATTATCCTCAGACGAGATTCAACTTCGAAAAGAGGATTTTCAAAACATTAATAAATCTAGGGGATGGCTTACAATTCTTTCTAAAAAATGGAATGTATCTCATACTCAGGTTAAAAGATTTATTAAAGAATTCGGGGAGTAAGTCCGTAAATGGTAGCGGTCCCGGCCTGGAACCGGGTGGCTTAGTTCCTTTGCACGTTCGAGTCGTGTTTCCCCGACAAACATGCCCTCGTGGAGGAATTGGCAGTCTCGCTAGATTTAGGATCTAGTTCCGCGAAGGAGTGTGGGTTCGAGTCCCACCGAGGGTACAAATGGGTATAATTAGGGCTCAGGCTCGGATGCTGACCTGTACGGTGACTCATAAAGATGGTTACAGCAATCGAATAAGTCCGGGTTCCGAAGATGGTGTCAAGGGTTCGATTCCCTTTATATCCACTAAGTAGTAGTAAAAGAAAGAGTTACTTCGCGTGAAATGGTTTCACATTTGATTTTGGTTCAAACTATGCGGTTCAAATCCGTCTGTTAATCTCTTCTGATTTTCTCTACTTTATGCCCGGATGGTGGAATTGGTAGTCACGCTGGATTTAAGCTCCAGTGCCCGTAGGGCGTGAGAGTTCGAGTCTCTCTCCGGGTACATAATCGAGGTGTGGCGCAGTTGGCTAGCGCACCTGCATGGGGTGCAGGGGGTCGGAGGTTCAAGTCCTCTTACCTCGACTAAAACTAAAATTATGAGCCAAATTGGTGATAAAAGAGTTATAGGAAACCCTGAAGATATATCTTCTTTAAGGGTTTTAGAAATAAATGACATTTATGAGGTTAGCCCCTCGGAAACATATTTTGAAATTATTGAAAGACCTTTAATTTGGGTCGATAGCGAAGTGGTTAAACGCGGCGGTCTGTAAAACCGTTCCTCCTTAGGTTCGGAGGTTCAAATCCTCCTCGGCCCACAATGTAATATGCAAAGATTTTAATTCTGTCTTTGAATATATAGAATAAAAACTATGGTTCAGAGAAAAATTAAAATCACCGATAAAGAGATCTTAGAAATCTTTAAGAAACATATTACTCTTCATGAAGCTTCAGCAGAATTAAATATGACTACAGTTTCTTTATGGAGAAGAGCAAAAAAATTAGGTATAAAATGGTCAGATAAAAAAATTCATAAAGGAGGAGCAGAAAAAATTCCTTTAAATGAAATTTTGGAGGGGAAACATCCATATTATCAGACTTTAAAACTTAAAAAAAGATTACTTAAAGAAGGGATTAAAAAGAACAAATGTGAAATTTGCAGTATAGAAAATTGGAATAATCTTCCTTTAAATATGCAATTAGATCATATAGATGGGGATTCTCATAATCATAAACTTGAAAATTTAAGAATGATTTGTCCAAACTGTCATAGTCAAACAGAAACATATTGCGGAAAAAACTTAAAAATATGAGACTTGAATCGCCTTTTGGATTTATTGATTTTGATGTTATCGTTGATGAAAAATATCCCGATGGATTATTGCTTTTCATGGGAAGCTATATCAAAAAAGAATTTCGAAGACAAGGAAAATTTAAGGAAATGGTAAACACCTTATTTTCTCGAATGAAAAAAGGAACAGAAGTTCAAGTATCCCTTGCAAATAAAAATTTAGTTTCTTATTTTAAGTCCATGGGATTTGAGGAAACAGGAGAAGTTGAATTCTGGGGTAAGCCTGATAATACAGTAAATTTAAAAGGGAAAATTTAAATTTGGCCGGTTCGTCTAGATGGCTCAGGACATCGCCCTTTCACGGCGGAGATCACGGGTTCGAATCCCGTACCGGCTACTATTCATAGCCCTGCTAAGAAGCTGTTAGCAGCCCACCTATACATCATTCCATTTTACGGAGTGTCCCAAGTAAGTTAGCGCGTTAACTGGGTTAAAGGAAATAGGAGAAGGTTATGGTATAAGCAGATATGCTGGAAATGGTATACAGAACAGACCGAGGATCTGTGCTCTTTTGAGCGTGTGGGTTCGAGTCCCACTATCTGCACTTTTTTGCATTAATTATTGAAATTTTTTGAAAAAAGTTTTTTTTCTATTGATTTTTTTCGTATATTTACTATGGAAATTAAAACTTTTAGAGATGAATATCCCAGCTACAATATCAACACCTAAAGTTTTCTTAAATACAGAATCAGGAGAACTTGAAATTATGGGTAGATCATATCCTGAAAATGCGTTGGATTTTTGGAAACCTATCATCGAAGAAGTTTCTAATGTTTCATCTCGAAATTTCTCAGTAAAAATAGGATTCGAATATCTTAATACTTCTTCTTCAAAATTTCTCTATGGTCTTTTAAAGATTTTTGAGAAAAAACATAAAGTAGAATTCATTGAATGGCTTTACGAAGAAGAAGACGAAGATATGGAAGATTTGGCTAAAACTTTTTCTGAAGAAATCTCTCTTCCTTTTAGAATTCTTAAAACAGTTTCTTTTTAAAAATTTTAAATATTGTTAAAAGGGAAAGCTCGAAATTCGAGCTTTTTTCGTGGGTTCGTATAGTTGGTTGCGTATGCTTAGTACGTCGGCCTTTCAAGCCGGAAACACGGGTTCGACCCCCGTACTCACGACTAAATCCACCTGGCGTATTCCTGAATGGTCCTGCCAGATCAGTAAGGGGTATATGGGTGGTCTCCAAAGAAATCCTGGCAGGGAGATCAATGGAGTTAACTTCGGTCGTCTAGTGGCTTAGGACTCCGGCACCAGCCGGAAACATGGGTTCGAATCCCATCCGTCGGGCAAATTAGAGGATAAATAAAATAAAAGGACTATGATTTTTGAAATCCTCGAATATGAGGCAACCCCTAAAACTCCTCATGTTTATTTTAATGGCAATAAGGGAATTCTGAATATCGAAGGAAGATGTATTCCTGAGGACGCTTCTAAATTTTTTGAAGAATTGCATTCTTTTTTAGATAGGTATCGAAAATCTCCAAATTATCTATTAAAGATGTCTGTATATTTAGAATATTTCAATACAGCTTCTGCACGGGAATTAATGAAACTTTTTAGAAGGTTAGAAGAATTTCCCTCTGAAATAGCATGGTATTATGATAAAGGAGATATAGATATGCTTGAAGCTGGAAATGATTTTTATGAAATTCTTCAAGGTAAAGTTCCTCTATTTCTTCTTGAAAAAGAAAAATAATTTAACGGGAATTTAACAAGAAATATTTTTATTTAATTAGATCTTTTTGTATATTTGCTCTACATTTACAAACAAATGATCTTTCACATTTTGGATATTTTATATGCCCTCTCCCACGGACAAGTAAGGACTAATTAACCTGGGGTGGCTCCATCATAATATTGTACATAAAGGATGGAAGAGCGGTGAAACTCCGCGGGAGGGTAGACCCTAAGGATACTCCTTAAGAAGGAGGTCCGAAGATGCCTGCTGGCCACTGCATCAAATGGCCCCCCGCCAAGGGTTACATGGTAGGTTTTCACGTTCCCCAAGTTTCCCTTTGTAAACTGGGTGTACCGTTCTCGGCGTACCGGGTCTCCAACCGTGAGTATAATCGGGAGGTTTTTTCTACGTTTCTGGTTTTCTTGACTCCTTGGGATTTTAAACCTTTCCCTAAATAAAAAATCAGTGTACCGCTCGTCTCAAGCGCATTGAGCAAAGGCTAGCTCCAGTCAAGAGGAATGGCATCCATGAGCAAGAGAACCGGCGGGTTCTCGGAGGGGAAGTTTAATCTTCCCCTTTTCTTTTATGCCCTCGTGGCGGAAATGGTAGACTCCCTGGACTCAAAACCCAGGATCTTCACAGGTGTGTGGGCTCGAGTCCCACCGAGGGCACTTCTTTTTTTATAACCAACATGTCTCCAATCTTTTAACCTACATTTAACAAAACTTATTTTTGTTTTTGGTTAAAAAGATGTACATTTACCTCTCTAACAATTTAAAGTATTAATAATCAAAACAAATTTTTATGGCAGAAGGAAGAAGTGGTGACCTTGTTTTATCTCAGGGAACATACGTATTACTTCAAGATGGAGCTACAGGACAGGTAGAAGTGGTTACAGGTCCTCACAAAGTTTCTCTTGCAGATACGGATCGTCCCGTTGTTTATGACAGGGAATCCAGATTATTCACACCGACTACATCTGAAAAAGCTATCAGGGTATGCCCTGCAGCAGATGAAGGTCAGTATCTTGTTCTTACCAATCCGTCTAAGGACGAGAGTGGTTTGAAACATCCTACAAAAGGAAAACAGAGCTCCATCGACCTTAACATGGGACGTAAACTGAATATTCAGGGTCCTACTGTTTTTGCTCTATTTCCTGGGCAAGTAGCAGATGTAATTGATGGACATCAGCTTAAATCCAATGAGTATCTTCTTATCCGTGTTTACAATGAAAAAGAGGCTAAAGAAAACCTCAAAAATTCAGTTGTTAAAGGAGCAGAAGGAACAGATGCAAAGGAAAATGTTGTTAAACAGCTTTTTGATGAAAAAGAAATCCGTACAGGAAATCTTCTTATCATAAAAGGAACCAATGTATCTTTCTATATGCCTCCAACTGGTATTGAAGTGCTCGAGGAAAAAGGAAAGTACACTCGCGACGCTGTAACTCTTGAAAGATTGGAATATTGCATTCTTCTCGATCAGAATGGCGACAAAAGGTATGTAAAAGGACCAGACGTTGTGTTCCCAAAACCAACAGAGGTATTCGTGGAAAATAAGGGTCAAAAAGTTTTCAGGGCACTTGAGCTTAACGAAAATATGGGTATCTATATTAAAGTTATAGCTGATTACTCAGAAGATGGAAAAGACTACTCAGCTGGGGAAGAACTCTTTATCACTGGTGAAGAGCAGAAAATTTACTTCCCGCGTCCAGAACATGCTATTGTAAAATATGGATCAGAAACCATTCATTATGCAACAGCAGTTCCAGCAGGTGAGGGACGTTATATCTTGGACAAAATTACAGGTGCAGTTAAGCTTGTAGTAGGTCCTAAAATGCTTCTTCCAGATCCAAGAAAAGAAGTTATTGTAAAGAGAATTCTAAACGATAAAACTGTTTCCCTTTGGTTCCCAGGTAATAAAGAAGCTTTGCAGTATAACCAGAGTCTAAGGGCTTCGATGGGAGAATCCGAAAAGGATTATGTTGAAGAACTTGGAGAACGTCTTGTAAAAGGACGCGGAAGCGTATCAAAACAAACCCTTTATTCTTCAGCTGTTGCTGGATATATGGGGGA